CACGAGCACGATTAGACTGGATATTGGCATAGATCAAAGAATCAGCGGTAGATTCAGCAATCTTATTATTAATACGAATACCATTCGTCTCAGCAGCAGTCTTTACAGCCTGAGCTATCTGGTTTTTGTATTGAGCCTCAGAAAGAGCACCTTGCGCATACAGGTTAGCAAGAGTCTGACCTTTGATAAACAGATCGGCTTGTTGCTGCTCGTCAAGATACTTATTCAAGACCTGCTGGGCTTGGGAATCTAAAAGGATCTGGGCTTCCTGAGCAGAAGTAAGACGACCGGCAAACTCCATATTCCTTAACTCCTGATACTCTTTAGACTGATCAAGGAGAGCAGAACGACGACCGGTAGAAGCATTCCAATAACCAGACTGACCAACACCGATATTACGATAATTCGTATTACCGAGAATCTCTTGCATACGGTAAGGGGTAAGGGAGGCATTCTGTTCGGCATTCATCATAGCAGCGCGAGCCTGAGCCATAGAAGCAAGAGAGGTGCCGACGTCAGAAAAGTCAGGGCGAAACGCTTGAAGAGACGGCATACCAGCAGACTGAGCACTAGCACCACCAGAAGCGGGGGATTTAGAAACGCCAGCACCAGCGGAAGAACCGATAAACGGATTCAAGCCACGAGAGATCATAGCATTGGGAGAATTGTAAGAATTATTCATACCCCACATCTTTTCTTGCCAATTACGCTGGATCTGAGCCTGTTCGGCGTTAAACCGGTTATTCTCACGATTAATATCTATGGAGGTCTGGTTGGTCTTATTATTGCTTGAAGCACCAATAGCATTACCAGCAAGAGAGGCACCGGCAGCGATAATACCTCCAAGGAGAAGAGGAGCAATACATTTATCATTAGGGGAGAGAAAACTCTCCCCTATCTCTAAGAATCTCATGACGCAGTACCAGCAGGGGCGGGCGCTTCAGGAGCGGGCTCTGCCTGTTGCTCTGCCAACATAGACTTAGCAAACTCAGTTAATTCTGAATGTTGAGAAGCCAATTCAGATAGTACAGCTTGACGTTCAGACATTGTTTGACAATGACGCGAGATAACACACGCGAAACGCTCTTCATCCGTCATATTATCCATCACAGTAGATTGCGTAGGATGCATCTGAGCCAAGATATTATTAACATTCATATCGCCAAGCAGACGACGATATTTTTCTTGATTCAAAAGAATCTGGGTCATATCACACTGAATCAAGTCACCATCAGGGGATTCATCATACATAACAGCATCATATGAAGACGCTTCATAACACGGATTACCCTCAACCAATTGGGGGCAATAAGTATCCGGAATAATTTCAGGGGAATAATCAAATCTTCTCATAAAGCACAATTAATAAGGTAAACCACTACGGTCCAAGTTCTGAACAGCATAGACTTGGAAATTAACATTACATAATAATTGATCATAAGCAACAGAACAATTTGTAGAATCAATTTGAGGCACGAATATAGAGTTCAATTGCTGAGGACGAACCTTCATAGACTGATAAGACCAAGCACCAGAAGAGGTTAAGACTTGATAACCATTCAATGGAGCAGCCCAAGCCTGGTACGCAGCACCTTTACGAAAACCGGCATGAACAGTATCAATATTAGATTTCCATTGCCAGTACCGAAGATTATAACCAAGAGAATTACCTGTATCCACTTTCAGACCGGGATTATTCTGGAGATTCAAAGCTGGGACGACTTGCATACCTAATTGATCGAACGCAGGTTGGGGGAAATCAGAGACAGAAGTAACAGTCAACTGAGGATTCTGGCCAGTCAGATCCCAATCAAGCAAAGGAACAGCATGATAAACGCATATAATTACTTGATGCTCAGCGCCACAATCATAAGTTAACGTATGACCAGAATTCGAGGATACACCTTTACCAGCTATACTAGCCTGAGAACTATCGGTATCCAAGTTAGTGTTCACAACTTCATTGATATTGATCACAGAAGACCAACCGCCGATGAAGTGAGAATGATTACCCATATATTCAGGAGCTTTAATTCCAAATTGAGCAGCCATTTGGTCCGAATAATCCTTACTACTAAATTGAACTACTTCTTTCCAACGTTGGAGGTATTCCGTCGCACGGATTGAAAGGGCGGATAAATCGGAATTCAAAATACCACCACGAACATTACCCGAATTATTAGATAAAGAAGCAACCAAAGACGTAGAACCAGTAGGGTTATTAAAATAAGAAAAAGAAGAAGAGCTTGAATTTGAAAGAAGCAAAGTGTTAGAACCTCTTGAACTATCAAGGGAAGACGGAAGCACAGCAACCGAACCATACTGGCTATTCGGAAGCATACCCATAAAGTAATCCTTAGGATAATCAGCATAACGGAGTTTTAGCATATCAGCAGTCAAAGAGATAGAAGAATCATCCTTCCAATAGTCTACATTATATGCATATGCTAAGTGTTTTTCCCATTGAGAATTAGAGAAGAAATCAAAGTAAACCTTCTGATAAGCAAGGAACGGGAGAGCATTCACAACTTGAGATGACTGAAAAACAAGAGGGTTTTTGCTGTCAGACAAGTTGTCAAGACCGAGATATTTCTGAGTAATGGCAACTTTACCAGTATTACTAGATGCAATCATAGAACCATAACCAAGCATATCAAGCAGCTTGCATGAACCATAAACCATCGGAAGACCAGCATCATCACGAGTATTGGTTTGATCACCAGCGTTCGCCACTTGCAAGTAAGTACTCAACACTGTCTGAGAAACATAAGGGACCTTAGTAAGCTGAGGAGTATTCGCAGTACTACTAGCGGCAGAGGTCATATAATCAGACATCTGAGTAAACGCTTGAGGAAGCGCACGAGAAATCAAGCGTAACGGCACAGCGTAAAAATCATAGTATTCCTTAATACGGGTATATGCAGCAGTATTAACGGGAACAGTACGAGTAAACCAATCGGAAGATATACGATACCTATTACCAGGAATAGCGATCTGCCAATAAACGGGCAGGATCTCACCAACTTTTGCCGTAAACAACTTTTTACTAGACAAGTCAAAGGAAGAGCGATGGACGGCAATTTTCGCTCGATCTAGCGGATTAAAATCACTCATAATTAATTAATTTAAATTAAATTAAACCATACGGTTAAATATATCATTCGCATCATTAAGCTTCTTATGCTTAATCATATCCCGGCAGAAGGTAGCAGCACGGAAATAAAGACATTTTTGTAAGTCGTCGAGCGACCCATCATCAAAGGCACTTCTTGTATCGGATTTCGCGGATTTGAGGTAATTACAAGTCGCGAGAGGTGGGATTCTGGGGTCATCAAACGGTACTCGTATTTGTTCTTTAATGGGACGAATAAATCCGTCTGCATATTCGCCGTCTTCACCGATACCAATGGTCGCCATTTCGCATCCTTCGGCTGGTAGATAGAAATACCGAAGCATAGGGGCAGGCAAAGTCTGTTGTATTCGCAACGAATCACACATTCGTACATAGTCCGTTTTCTTTTCATATTCTATACCTGTTTTAATGATATAATTAATACGGGCGGCAAAAGGATACAAATCACCGCCGATGCTAGGGAGATGCCAATTCCGGAGGAATTTAGAGACATAAAGGAATAACCGATATAACTTATTAATAAAATATTCAATATCGACATCGCTAGAACTGTTAACGAACCTAGTAAGGCACCTAGCATTATGTAATACAATCTTGTCATCATCAGTTAATATATGATTTAAAGTTATATATTTATAGTAAGCACGAACAATAGGCAAAATAGAATTACTATCATAATCTATAATGCCGAAACGTGCAATTCTTTTTGGCGCTGTTGCAACAGCTGTAATAACTCTAGATATCGCAACAGCATCATCATAGCGAGCTCCTGAGAATCTGGGGAGTAAGGAACGGATATACGATATGGGGGGAGTTGACTTGACAACGATCCCATTAAAATTATACTCTCTTCCATTAATGACCGAATCGATTTTCGCTTCAATCTGCGCATAGACATCTTCACCTTCATCATATGTCTCGCCTTTCTCAAAGAATCCAAGAGATGCGCGCGATCTGGGCTTAAATGCACGGCATGAGCGATAAAGAGAGGGAGCAGAAGCCAAGCTGTTAACGTAACTCGCAACGTATGAAGCGCATCCACCGTTGGAACATTGGATATCTGAACGACCGAACTTCCAACTTTTATTATGACACTCTCGAAGGACATTGGCGATTTCCGACGAGTTAAAGAATAGTAACAAATGGAAATGCGGGCGGAAATGGACGGGGCCATATTCTCCCACAGCGTAAAAAGATATCTTTTCATCAGTGTATCTGTCTAAATGTCTACGTAATCGTTTAATATAATTCTGAACATCAACGTAATTCAGATAAGGGATAAGGTTATTACCGTATCTACGGGAAAGTTCTCCATCTTTACCGTAAGGTGTAGCGGATTGCGTCTTACCAATAAAGGAACGGATAGCATCCATAGAAAGAAACCAATTATCTTTAACCGGCTCATACTGACCTGTTTCACGGTTATATGGAACCGTACCCTGTACTTGTGTAAAGTATATATGGCGCAATTGTTGTGGATCTGTACAACAATACTTGGAAACCGGGACAAACGAATGTTTTTCATAACCATAAACAACACCAGAATCACTTAAGACATCGTCGTATTCAGAGTAATATACCTCACAATTAAACAACGGAATGTGCTCGTTATCATAGGTGAGCGTAACAAACCAACAATGTTCGAAGGCACTTCCAGCGGTCTTCACACGCATAGACGCCTTTTGAGCTCGCTTGTGAATACAATAGTCGCATTGACCACAATCTACAGCGATACGCCTACCTGTATATTTGTTGGAGATGAAAGAGCGATGTTGACAGTGATCAACAGCCTTAAGCAATTCTGGCGTATATTTCATTTTTATTTATTTTTTCTTTTATCAATAAATTGGTGACGACTCTGAGATCTAAAAGATATATGCATAAACTGATCGTACGCAATAAACTGATCATAAAGCACATTATCTCTAATATAAGAGAGTAACTGGTTATAAGTCGTAGAGCCATAAGGTTTGAAGTCTATGGCCTCGCCAAACAAGTGTTGAGAATTAGGAACACCTCCACAAGCTTTATTCTGGGCTTCAGATCTCAAAGCGGAAGTAATCGTAAAATGAAAGTTGCGGCACAACAAATCATTAAGGAATTTCATAAGAGAAGTATTCATAAACCAATTGCATTAAGTACATAACCAAGGGCTGCACTAACAGCTCCAATAATAATCTTCCAAATATTATTACTTTTCATCAACTTGAGTTTTAAGTTCGACAAAATTATTTTCTTCTTTAATCGAATCCACAATAACAATAAGACCCAGCGGAGAAACTCGCTCAGAATAATTTCCAAGACCATCCAAAGAATCGACAATATAAGGCGCCATAACATCACGACCAGTCTGTTTGTCTTTAAGAGAGATAATAAATTTCTGCATAATTATAAGATTTTAATGTTAATAATTTAATGAGTTAGCTTCTACAGGGGACAAAGAAAGATATTATTTTTTATATATGCAAGATTTTACGAATATTTTTTTGGGTACGGCTTTGTGTGAGTTCAACGTTTATAGACAAGGGAGGGAGAAACTGAGAGGATAACTCAGTTTTGCATCCGCATTGAACTAGGGGCTTCGCATGATTAGACAAGGTATATAGGCACGACAAGCCAATTAGTCTTGTCTTTGCGCACCGACGTGCTAAAGTACCGCTTCGCTTTAAGGAAGGTCGCTTCGCTCCGTATTTCGATCAGGCCCTACGCGGGCGGCGGGTGTATATCCTCAGGCCGGATGGGCCTTTAGTCCTGAAGGATGTAAACAAGAAAGGCCTACTCATCACGAGCAAGCCAATCAAGAATAAACTAATAGACACAGAAGATAAAACTATTTACGGCCAACGGAATTACCTATGCCTTGGAATATACGAGTACCATAATCAATGGCGTTACGAAGTTCATAAGAATCGACATCTTTGGACTTCTGCTTAGCAGACCATCGATAGTAATCACGCACAGCCTTGTCTTTGCCATATTCAACGCCTTTTAGA